CATGTGTTTTTGATGCTTTTTGTAAACCCTTCATTACTTTTTTTATTTTTGCTTTTGCTTTTTTCATATTTTAAACTCCTGTAGTATTTTTATTTTTTCTTCAGCATTATTACGAGCTTCTTGTGCAATGTTATAAGCTCTATTAGTAAAATCTGTATTTTCTTTACTTTGTTGTGATACACTTTCTAAAAAAGTTTTAAAGTCTGCTTGGTCAAAAGTCATAGTATCAAAATATTGATACGCTTCTTCATCTAAGTCTGGATATGTTGCACGTAACCAACCTCTTAAGTCTGTAAATATATTTACTTCTTCACCAGTTTCTGGATTTGTTCCATAATAAGAAATAAAATTTCCACCAGCACCAATACATTCTTCTTTAGTTGTTCCTGTAGCACCTGAACAATATCCCATCTCACCTTCTTGTTCTAAAAATCCTTGTAAGCTGTCTGATATTTCTGGCATTTCTACTTCTGGTGTTTCTAATTCATACTCATCTGCACCTTCACATATACCAGTTTCTTTATTATACTTACCACCTCTAGCGGCACAAGCATCTACTAACATCTGAGTAACAACGTTAGCTTCATTGATTTCTGTATCTACATCATCAGCAATACTATATTCAAACTCTCCACTTGGTCTTTCAAGAACTTCACCTTCTCGTGTTCTAGCTTGTTCCATTGTTTCAGTTTGTGTTATACCTGCTTGACCACCTGCGTATAAATCACTTAACAAGCTTTGTGTAAAATCCATATGTCCTGGTGTGTGTGCCATTAGTAAACAACTCCTGGTTTAATTGATTGCTTTTGCAAGTCTCTTGTATTTGGAATATTAAAACTAAAAGAAGTTTTATTGTTATTAACAACTTTATTGAACGTGTCTGGAAATCTATCTTTAAACTGATTAAATAGTGATTCAAGAGGACTTACAAACTTTCCTCCTTGTTCTACTGATTTTCCTGCATCTAAAAGTTGGCTAAGAGTAATACCTTCGTCTCCACCTTTTCTAAATTTCATATACTCATTTCTAAGCTCTGGGTTTGTAACACCAGCAAGTGCAATAAATGTTCCAAAATCTTTATACATATTATATGTTTGACTAGATTGTAACTTTTCATCTTGTAATTTAAATGCGTTGTCTAAGTTACTTAATTCAGAAGAAAGTATTGCTTTTTGTCCTTTATCAAAAACAAGAGGAATAGCATTTAAAATTTCTTCTGCTTCTTCGTCATCTATTCTTCTTTGACCTTTTCTTTTTTCAACACCACCTGTTAAACTTATTGCTCTTTTTTCTCCTAATTCAGAACCAATTCTTCTTCCACCTGCATACAAAGCTCCAGCACCAAGAACACCAAGACCAAGAGGTCCAGCGGCGGCCATCGCAAGAAGTCCAGCAATATCTGAATATCGTTTCATTCTTTTGCTTCTTTTTGCTTCTCTAGATTCACTTTCTAATACAATATCATCTACTTTTTCCAAAGCTTTTTCAAGAGCTTCTTGTTCTTTTTTCTTTCCTTGTGATATATTAAGAGAAGTTTGAAAAAGTTTTCTTCTATTCTTTTTGTCTATTCTTCTTAACAATACATCTGGACTTGAATATTTTATAGCCATTATAATAGTTCCTCCCAATTAGAACCTGTGTCTTCTACTGAAGTAAATTGTGTAAAATATAATTTGTTTCCATTCCTAAAATATAATCTTAATTGTTTGCCTGGAACAAAAGCAAATCTTTGTTCTCCATCTTCCATTTCTGCAATAGAAGGTATTCCATTAGATATTAATGTTTTTGGTTGTGATAAATTTCTTAACTTTCTTTCTATTCTATCCATTACGATACTCTTTTATATAAAGGTCTATACTCTACACTAATATCATTTATTTGTATTCCTTGAGTAGTTCCTGTATTACCTGAATTTGTTATTTTAAATCTTATGCTTTGACATTTTACAGCAGTACTTGGTTTAAGTCTTATCTTTTGAAAACCTGTAGCTCCTACAAAATTACCTGTTAATGAAGTAAATGTACTATCATTGTCTGTTGCAAACGACACAGGATTTGTTTGATTATTATCACTTTTGTAAGTAATAATTATACTATGAAATTTTTTAATTATTCCTGGTACACCAAAATCTATATCTTTAGTTACTAACTTATAAGAGTTTTCTCCTATATCTCTTGGAGAATCTGACCATTCCTTTACTTGATAGTTATCTGCATCTGCTTCCCAATTAGTATTTTCATCTTGCCAACTACCACCTAGATTGTAAACCAATGCACCACTTTGAGCATTAGTAAAAACAGTAGTTAAGTTTCCATTCCAATCAGGTATCATATTTGTTCTATTATAATTTGAACCAACGGCCGCACTACCTCTTGTCCACGATTGTGTTCTAAAATCATAAATGTAAACATCTCCATCACTTGCAAAAGAATCCTTTAATATTACTAAATAATATTTTTTTGGATTATATCCTATTGATGAGTTTCTTGTAAAAAAAGATGCCCAAGTTGATTCGCTAATTTTATTTAACATTAAATTTATTGTAGATTGACCATTATATAAGTAAACACCATATTGATTAACCCAAGCAATTCCAAACTCTGTTTTACAAGTAGCATTTAATTGTTCACAGCCTGAAAAATCTTTTATGTCTTCTAAAAACCAACCTGCTGGATTAGATTGAGCTATGTTAATAATAAATAATTTTTTTGTTTTAAAAGCTAATAATCTATCTGAATATTCTTGTAAGCTTATATATTCTTCTGAATCTCCTTTAACAACATCTATAAAGTAACTACGAGGAAAAGTATCAAACTTTCCTACAGGTGTGTACATAATCCTATCTCGCATTTGAGTAACAACACCTTCTTCGTTTTGTGTTTTTACATTTGCAATAAAACACCTTCTATTTGCAACAATAGCCGCTTTATAACCTTCACCATTTCCACTTATATCAATTTTTTGTTCATCGTTTCCAAAACCATTAAGTATTTCATATGTTTCTAAATTAGGATGTGTGCTTTTTAAACCTGTTATTTTTACTTGTGTGTTGCTAGTACTATTATTTGCCCAAGCTGTATATGTATTTCCTAAAGACATTCTAGCACCTTTTTGCATACTTATGTCTGTAAATAAAGTCCAACTATCATCATCATTTGCTTTAACATAAATCCTTGCACCAGATATTCTTGGTTCAAAAGGAGCAACGGCTCTTAATTCAATAGTAAGACTACAATCATTAACACCTGGAGTGTGTGTTGTACCAGATTCATATATTAAAGATTCTTGATTTCCATCATATATAAATGATAAACCAAAGCTATACGCTATACTCTCCCAAGCTCCTGTACCTGCACTACCATCTGTAAATTTTAATATAAACCCTGTACCTGCACTTGGATAATTAGAAGCGTGTGTAGTTAATTCTGTAGGAGCTGTAAGGCTACTTCCTTTGCTATACCAACCATTAAACCTTCTTCCTAATATATTAGTTGCATCTTCAAAATGTGTTCTTTCAATGTGTCCATACCAATAAGGTTTTAACGTAGGGCCAAATGAAGCATCTGCAACTCTTAAAGCTTCTTCTGCAAAATAATAAACTGCAGTTAATAATTTAGTTATTGTTATATCGTTTGCATCATCTGCTTGTGTTGTTAATAAATTACCTTGGTCTAATGTTATAACATCTTGACTTGTGCTAATACTTTTTATTCTACCAGCGTTTATATTATTTGAAACATTTGCCGCACCGCTTATGGCTATGATATCACCTTTTCTAAAATTTTGAGTTATCATAACATCATTAGCATCATCTGTTATTGTATCACCAGTAGAGTTTCTAACTATATCAAAGTTTCCAGCTCCAAAACCATAACTATGAATACTTCCACCAGATGTTAAATCTATTTGACTAGTATTAATAGTATCTTCTCTTAAGTTATACAAATCAATAGTTCCTGTTTTGGCGTCTGCAATACACAACCAATTTTCACCTGTATCTAACGTATTACCTATTCTTTGAATTGTAACCGTACCTGATTCATTAGCATCGTTTGTAAGAACTGCTGTTTCTTCAAGTGTCATTACAGTACCATCTGCACTTATTGCATTTATTTTAACACCTTCTACATTGTTTCCAGTTTCATCTGTACAACCAGTAATTTTTAATATATCTCCAACAACATAACCTTTTGTATGAAAACTATCTCCTGCATCAAGAGTTATAGTATCATTGTCTCCAGCAGTTGAAAATGCTAATTTGTTAGTTGCAAATGTATTACTAAGTGCTAAAACATTTTCGTGGTCTGATTCAAAAACAAAAGCTCCATAACCTGGTGCAATGCCACCACTAGTAGAACCACTAACATCAGTATGATTAATATCTCCACCAAGAGATTGCACAGACTTACGCTTGTCAAGTAT